ATGACTTACCAGAAAACCGGCAAGGGACACTACAGGGACACTCGGGCGGAAAACGTCCCTGCAAGTGTCCCTGTCCCTGTCCCTGCGGATCGCCTCGAAGAACTGGCGTCTCGGGTGCTTCGCCTGACCATTTCGCGCCGTGACCCGGAACAGTTCTTCGTCGAGCGAAGCGACATCGCTGGGGAAATGCGCCGGTTGGCGCGGGCGGTGCGCTGATGATCATAACCACCGCAACTTCACTGACAGGAAAGACCATGACCGACAGGACGAGGCAGGACATCGCCGATGAAGCCGCCGCGCTGGTGGCCGAGGCGCTGGTGACGATCCAGCGGGAAACCGGCATTGCCACCGATCTGCTGCTGGCCGGGGCGCACGCCCAGGTGGTGTCGATGATGACCACGCATCTGGGCGGACCGATGGCCGCAACCGCCTGCGAGCGCGCGGCCAAGAACGTGCGGCATCTTCCCTCGCTCGCGGCCTGCGCCCTCGCAGGTGCCACCCCGGCAGGGCGGGCCTGATGCCGGCGCGGGTCCTTCCGGCACACCCCCCACCGGGGGTAATTCGCGCCCCGACATATCCCGCTGCGCAGAAATCCCATAGGGGGTTAAATAATTGAAGATATTTACGGAATTGGCGCTTGGCGGGGATAGCGTGCACCGGATCGGCGGCGCGGACCTCTGCGAAATGCTGGGGATTTCCGCGCCTGCCCTGACCGATCTGCACAAGCGCGGCCTTGCGGTGAAGCTGGGACACGACGCTTACGACCTCGCGGCAACGGTCCAGGCCTATACCGGCCATCTGCGCGGCGTGGCGGGCGGGCGCGGTGGAGAGGATCACGTCAACACCCTCACCAGCGAGCGGGCGCGGCTGGCTCGGGAACAGGCCGACGCTCAAGCCTTGAAAAACGCGGAGAGGCGCGGAGAGCTTCTACAGGCAGCGGAAGTGTCCCGCGTCTGGGGCGATACTCTGCGCGGGCTTCGCGCCCGCCTGCTGGCCCTCCCATCGCGTCTGCGGGCCGATTTGCCCCACCTCTCGGCCTCCGATGTGGCGCTGATCGACCGCGAGATGCGCAACACGCTCCAGGAACTTGCCCATGCCGACGATTGAAGACGTCCGCCGCGAAGCCCTGCGCGGTCTCCTGCCGCCGCCTCGCCTGCGCCTCTCGGACTGGATCGAGCGCGAGGTGCATCTGCCCGAGGGCGTCAGCGCCCAGCCCGGCCCGGTGCGGCTCTGGCCGTTCCAGCGCGAGATTGCCGACGCCATCGGGGATCCGCTGATCGAGCGCGTGACTCTGGTCAAGCCGGTGCGCGTGGGCTTCACCACGCTGCTGACCTCGGCAGTCGCCAGCTTTGTCGCCAACGATCCCGCGCCCATTCTCTGCCTGCTGCCCGCCGAGGCCGACTGCCGCGACTACATGGTTTCGGACGTGGAACCGATCTTCTCGGCCTCGCCCGCCGTCGCGGCGGTGCTGTCGGACGAGCGCGACGAAAGCGGTCGCAACACCCTGCTGTCGCGCCGCTTCCCCGGCGGCTCGCTTAAGGTGGTTGCCGCCAAGTCGCCCCGGAACCTGCGTCGCCACAACGTCCGGCTGCTGTTCATCGACGAGGCGGACGGCATGGAAGCCACGGCGGAAGGCTCGCCGATCGTGCTGGCCGAGCGCCGCACCCTTTCTTTCCCGGATCGCAAGATCGTCCTCGGCTCGACCCCGGTTCACGACGATACCAGCCACGTCCTGCGCGCCTATGCCCAGTCGGATCAGCGCCTGTTCGAGGTGCCTTGCCCGGCCTGCGGGACCTTCGCGGAAATTACCTGGGACGCGATCACCTGGGAGGAGGGCGCGCCGGAATCGGCACGCTGGCGCTGCCCGCATTGCGCCGAGGAAATCGAGGAACGCCACAAGCCCGGCATGGTCGCGGAAGGGCGCTGGCGGGCGCAACGGCCCGAGGTGCAGGGCCATGCCGGGTTCCGGCTGAACGCCCTTGTCTCGCTGCATGCCAATGCCGCCTGGGCGAAGCTGGCGGCGGAGTTCCTTGCCGCCAAGGACGATCCGACCATGCTGCAAACCTTCGTCAACACCATCCTCGGCCAAGGCTGGCGCAACGAGGGCGAGGAACTGGACGAAACCGGCATGCAGGCCCGCGCCGAGCCGTTCAGCCTCGACCAAGTGCCCGCCGAGGTGCTGGCGCTGACCGTGGGTTGTGACGTGCAGCATGACCGGCTGGAACTGACCTATATCGGTTGGACGGAGACCGGCTGCATGCTGATCCTCGGGCACCGGGTGATCTGGGGCGCATGGGACGCGGCCGAGACATGGGCCGAATTGGACACGATGCTGGCCGAACGCTTCCCGCACCAGCTGGGCGGCAGGATTGCCATCGATGCCGCCGCGATCGACGCGGGCGACGGCACGTCGATGAACCGCGTGACCGAGTTCTGCCGGGCGCGGACCCGGCGCAAGATCGTCGCCATCAAGGGGGCCTCGGGCAACCGTCCGGTGATCGAGCGTGCCGGATCGAAAACCAAGACCGGCGCGCGGCTCTGGATCGTCGGCGTCGATACCGTCAAGCAGCAGGTCTTTTCACGTTTCCCCCGCGCCGGTTCGGCCCGGTTCTCGGCCAGCCTGCCCGCCGTCTGGTATGAACAGGCCACCAGTGAGCGGGCCGTGGTGCGCTATGTGCGCGGCCAGCCGTCACGTCAGTTCATCCGTATTCCGGGCAGGCGGGCCGAGGCGCTGGATTGCATCGTCTATGCCGTCGCCGCGCGCAGCCTGGTCAACATTGTGGCCGAGGTGCGGCGCGGCGAACTGGCGCAGGTCGAGCCGGCGAAAGTCGCGGCGCGGCCGGTGCTGCAGTCGGAATGGATGGCGCGCCGTTAATCTCTAGGCGCTTCTTCTGCTTCATCAACTGGAACGCCCATAGAGCGTGCCTTGCGGACCACCATTGGAAACGTTGCCTTGGCAACGTCCTCGACCAATTCCAACATCAAATGGAAAAAGTTTAGGTTCTTTTTCCCCAATGTAGGATAGCGAAATACATATGGCTGCTTCCCATAGGACAGGGCTAAGTGGTCTATACTCTCAATTTGGTCCTGTGTTAGCTCCAAACCAAACGAGCGTGCGTCGCGCATGAGAGTTGCCAGATCATGTCCGTATGGCTTGCGTGCTAACGCGGCTTCCTGGACGCCATGAGCGATCAGAAATGCTTTCAGCATCAGTTCGATGGAGTGGCAATATAAATTGCAGATGGGATCATGGAGGGCTACCCATTCATTGCTATTAATTGCCTTAATTGGGTTAAGCAATTCCGGGCAGCACTCGGCAGCCGCCTTTTTGTAATTCATGGCGCCGCAGAAAAATAGATAACCAGACTGCTGCTGCACTTCAGGCGACAATTTAACTAGCTGATCCGGATACGGCCTGCTTTCGTTCATTTCCGCAATCTCACTCCTGCACCGCCGCCATTTTCAGGAATGAACTCCACCCCCGCGGCCTCCAAGGCAGTTTTCATCGCATTTGAATTTGAGAATGTTGCGCTGATTTCGCCCGTTTCGGCTTCGCTTCGACGTACTGTGGCCACGCCGACGCCTGCGCGATCAGCTAGTTCTTGGGCGCTGATCCGCACCATTGCGCGACCGCCTCTCAGTTGCTCGGCTGTGATCTTTATTTTCTCAAGTGATATCATATTGATCAGCCCTCCATGATGTGATATTAAAACTATCACAAGATATAGAAGCCATCAATGGAGCAACCATAATGCAGAACCCCGTTTGCGGGACCGGTCCCGGCTTGCCTGATGGCAAGGCATCCCTTCACCTGATCTCCGCCCAAGACGAGATCACTTTTCTCCATGATCTGATCCATCTGATCCATATGGCGTCGCGACTGATCCCGGAGATCGAGCGCGCCGCCATTCAGGCCGGGCTTTCGGCGTTGGACACGCAGCTGGAGCATGTGGCCGATTACATCCGCCTGGCGCAGGAGGGCCAGCCATGACGCCACCGCTGATCTGGCGGTTGGCCCGGCTGGCCGTCTTTCTCGGCATCAATCTGAATTGGCTGTTCGATCCGGTGACGGCATGGCGGCGCGGCGAGCCGCTTCGCAGGGAAAACGCACTAGACGATCATTCATCTTGATTTTCAACCCGCGCTGCAACAGAATGAACTAGACAGTCATTCATTCTGGACGGGACAAACACTATGATCCGCAAAGAGCTTTGCGCCATCGCGGGGATGAAAACCCCCACCTTCAACAGCCACCGCATGAACGGTGACCTGCCGTTCCGCATCGAACGGGCCGAGGGGCAGGACTCCGAGGGCCGCACCTGGTCGCATTTCACCACCCATCATGCCGCGCGTATGCTGGCCGCGCGGCATCTGGTCGATGCGCACCGGGTTTCGTGGTCCGAAGCCGCCAGGATGCTGCGCGAGGACGCGACGGCATGCGGCGCCTTCGGCTACGGTCATCGCTATTTCGACCGTGACGGCATCTTCATCGCCCAAGTCGAATTCGCCAACATCCGCACCAACGAAGAACCCACGCTGTTCCCGGCCCGTAAGACCTATGAGGGGCCGCTGGATAGCATCATCGCCGCCGCCATGGGCGAAGCCGCCGCCTACAGCGAGAGCCGCGCGGTTCAGCACGAAGAAATCAGCGTGGTCAGCATCGTTTCCGTCGATCTGTCGCATCACTACCGGCTGGCGCGCGGTATTGCGGAACAGCTGGGCATCGACGTGCAGGCCGACTACGCGGTCGAGCCGGGCGAGGATCGGGCCGAGTAATGAGCTTCGTTTCCCGCCTGTTCCACCGCATCACCGCCCCGACCGGCAAGCGCCGGATCGAGGCGGGCGCGGGCGGCCCACGCTGGCAAGGGGCCGGCCATCTGCACGCCCCCCAGCAGGCCACGCTGGCCGCGCGCGGCCCGGCGCAGCTGCGCGCCTCGGCCAGCTACCTCAATACCCCGCAGGGCAACCGCATCGTGGAAAGCTGGGCCGCAGCCCTTGTCGGCAAGGGCTGGCAGGCCCGGTCGCAGCATCCCGACCAGGACACGCGCCGCCGCTTGGCCGAGGAGTTCGAGGCCATCGCCCGCCCGATCCTGTTGCCGCTGGCTCGCGCCCTGGTGCGCGACGGCGAAGCCTTTGTGCAACTGATCGTCACCCCGGATGGCGAGTTGCGCGGCAAGCTGATCCCGACCGATCAGATCGACCCCAGCCTGACCCGCGATCTGGGACATGGCGGGCGGATCATCGCCGGGGTGGAGTATGACGCCGCCGATCAGGTGGTGGCCTATCACGTGCTGAAGGAATCGCCCGGCTCGCCCTTCGCCTCCTATGGCGAGGCCGTCCGCGTTCCGGCCGTCGACATGCTGCATGTCTTCGACCAGCTATTTCCCGGCCAGGTGCGCGGCCTGTCGTGGCTGGTGCCGGTGCTGCTGAAGATGCGCGACCGGGACGAGGCGTCCGACGCCCTGCTGATGCAGTTGAAAACCGCCTCACTGCTCACCGGCTTCATCAAGTCGACCGACGGCGGCGGCGGTGGTTTCGAGGGCGAGACGAGCGGCAATGCGCTGAATGTGGCCCTGGAACCCGGCGCGATGCGATTGCTGCCCGAGGGCACGGACGTGACCTTTTCCCATCCCGGTCAGGGTCTCACCCAGGCGGTGGAGTTCCTGCGCAGCCAGGATCGCGAAATCGCCACCGGCGCTAGCCTGACCTTCGAGATGCTGACCGGCGATCTGGGCGAGGCGAATTATTCCAGCGCCCGCGTCGGGCTGATCGACTTCCGCCGCCGCGCCGAGATGCTGCAACTCAATCTGATCGAGGGCCAGTTCCTGCGCCCGCTCTGGCAACGCTGGATAGCCGTGCGGGAACTGGCGGGGGCCATCCCGGTGGCCGAGATGGACGATTTCCTTTCCGTCCGTTTCGTGCCGCCGGGATGGCAATGGGTCGATCCCCAGAACGAAGTCACCGCCGATGTGGCGGCGATCGATGCGGGCCTGAAATCCCGCGAGGAAGTCGTTGCCGGTCGCGGTCGCGACATTGACGAGCTGGACGCGGAACGCGCCCGAGATGCGGCCCGCGCCACCCCGGCCAGCCAAACCGGAGGCAGTCAGAAATGACCATCCATCAGCGCGGCTTCACGCCGCGCGTTTCCACCGTGGACCACGAGGCCCGCACGGTCGAAGCCATCGCCTCGACCTTTTCGGACGTGCCGCGCGCAGGTTTCATCGAGCGGCTGGCCCGCGACGGCATGGACCCGGCCCAGCTGATCGACAAACCGGTCCTGGACAGCCACCGCAACGGCACGACCGACGATCAGCTGGGCGTGATCGTGGCCGCCGAGATGCGCCCCGAAGGGCTGTGGGTCCGCATCAAGTTCCGCAGCGGCGATGCCGCCCGCGCCATTCTGACCGACATTGCCGAGGGCACCCTGCGCGGCCTCAGCATCGGCTATCGCGTGGCCGAGTGGAAAGACAGCCGCGAGGGCGCGCATCGCGTCCGCACCGCCGTCAAGTGGGAAGCCATTGAGGTTTCCATTGTCCCGATCCCGGCCGACGCCGGGGCACATTTTCGTAATGGAGAGAACCACATGCCGGAAGACAATCCCGGGGCGCTGAACCGCGCCACCACCAATGCGGAGATCCGCAGCATCGCGGCCACCGCTGGCCTCGATCAGGCTTGGATCGATGCCCAGATCGATGCCGAGGCGACGGCGGATACCGCCCGCACGGCGGCTTTTACCGCCATGCGCGAGCGCAGCGACCAGAACGGCACCCGCATACAGCGCACCGACATCCCCATGGATCACAATGACCCACAGGTGATCGCGACCCGTGCGGGCGAGGCTCTCTACGCCCGTTCGCATCCCGAGCATGAGATCAGCGCCCCGGCCCGCGCCTTCGCCTATATGACGCCGATGGACCACGCCCGCGAGGCGCTGCGCCGCTCCGGCGTCTCGACCTCGGGTCTGGCGGGCGACACGATCCTGACCCGGGCCCTGCACACGACCTCGGATTTTCCGCTGATCCTGGGCGATGCGGTGAACCGCGAACTGCGCGCCGCCTATAACGCCGCCCCCTCGGGTGCGCGCCAGTTGGCCCGCCAATCCACCGCGCGGGATTTCCGCCACAAGCGCAAGCTGCAACTGGGCGACGCCCCGGCGCTGGAAAAGGTCAACGAGGCTGGGGAGTTCAAGAGCGGCACGATCGACGAGGCGCAGGAAACCTATCGCATCGCCACCTTCGGCAAGATCATCGGCATCACGCGCCAGGCGCTGATCAATGACGATCTCGGAGCGTTCACGGACCTGCCGCGCAAGATGGGCATCGCCGCCCGCGCCTTCGAGAATGACTTCATCGTCAACATGATCCTGTCCAACCCCGCCATGTCCGACAGCAATGCGGTGTTCTCGGCCGCGCATGGCAACATCACTGCCGCCTATGCTTTCGACACGGCGACCCTGAGCGCCGCCCGCACCGCCATGCGCCGCCAGAAAGGCTTGGGCGGCATGCTGATCGATGTGACGCCGCGCTATCTGCTGGTGCCGCCGGAGTTGGAAACCGCCGCCGAAAAGCTGATCGCCGAGATCACCGCCACAACCACCGATGATGTGAACCCGTTCTCGAAACTGTCGCTGCTGGTCGAGCCGCGCCTGACCGATAGCGAGCAGTTCTACATCGTGGCCGACCCGGCCAGCGTGGACGGGCTGGAATATGCCTATCTGGAAGGTGCGCCCGGCCCGCAGATCGAGACCCGTGCCGGTTTCGAGGTGGACGGGGTGCAGACCAAGATCCGCCTGGATTTCGGCGGCGGCTGGATCGATCATCGCGGCTGGTATCGGGTGGGCTGATATGGCTGTTTCGGTCGATGAACTGATCGAGATGCGGGACGAGCTTATTCGCCACCGTGCGAAGGGCGTCCGCGTTCTTCACGTGGCCGGGGAGCGGGTGGAGTTCCAATCCTTTGCCGACATGGACCGGACACTGGCCGACCTCGAGGCGCGCATCGCGCGCGCCTCGAGCGCTTCCCGGCTCGGTGCGGTTCGATTCAACAGTAGCAAGGGATTCTAGGAGATATGGCCCGTGCCCCCGCCATCGATGCCAGAAATACCGTTGCCGCGCTTATTCGCGAGGCGCGGGAAGCGGGTTGGCGGCGGGCGAAATTCGAGATCAAACCCGATGGCAGCGTGACCATTGACGCGGCAATGGCTGACCCCGAAGGCGGCGATGATTTTCTGGGCACCGACTTGAGAATAGGCAAATGACCAAGAAGAACCTACCCCAATATGTTTACGCTGATCGGGGATATGTCCGCTTCATTCGCCGGGCGCGCGGGCAGTCGGTAATGATGAAGGAGGAGCTGGGCAGTCCGGATTTTTGGGACCATTACAACCGTCTTCTGAAAGGCCGTGAGACAATCCCAACCAAGCGAAATTTCGAGGCGCTGGCGCTCAGCTATTTTGAGAGCGATAGCTGGCGAAAGCTAAAGCCCCGGACTAAGGCAGATTACCAGAAATATATCGAGCACATCAGGAAGATTTGGGGCGACAAAGACCCCCAGCGGATCGAGACGCGGCACATCTACGCCCTACATCAAGCGAACAAAGATCGCTGGCGGCAGGCAAACTACCTTGTCCAGGTGTTGGTGGTCCTGCTGAACCATGCTCGATTGGTTGGTTTCATCAAGAAGGAACATGGCAATCCTGCTCATGGCATCCCGCTCTTCAAGCAACAGGGTGACGGCTGGAAGCCGTGGCCGGACGATGTGAGGGCGGAGTGCGAGGCTGTCGCCACGCCGCGCGCGAGGCTGGTCTATGAGTTGTGCATCGGCACCGGTCAGCGGATCGGGGACGTTCTCAAGTTCCGCTGGAATCACTTTGCTGATGGCGCCTTCGATTTCACTCAGGGCAAAACTGACAAGCCCATGTGGATTCCGATGACCGATCGATTGCGAGACTATCTCTCAGGCGCTCCAAGGGAGGGTCTCACGGTCATATGCAACCATGGTGGCCTGCCGCCGACTTACGCGGCGGTCCGAGATGAGATGACCAAGGTTAAGTCTGGAATGAAGCACCCGGATGCAAGGCAATACGTCACGCACGGGCTGCGTAAGAACGCAACGATCGAACTCTATCTGGCTGGTTGCGACGACGAGATGGTGAAGGCCGTTACGGGCCACTCAGGCGTCGAGATGCTCAAGAAGTACGGTGGACCGGTTCGCCAAAAGGTGCTGGCCATCAGGGCGCAAGAGGCCCGAAACCGCGCAGAACAGAACAAGCCCAGAACGTGA